CAGACACCGTGTTTGATATTGTGAGTATTGTCGAATCAGTCAGAGCATTGTTTCATCGTGCCAGCAAACAAGATTATGCATATCAGGCAGTTGCTGATACAGTATTTGATATTGACGATCCTCGTGAAGCACTCGATAATATTTTAGATGCAATAAGAAAGGAACCTTTCCCAGAATGATACATGAATTTACTGGCGTGCTAGAACAAGAAGAATGTGATGCACTGATTAACCTATTTGAAACAAATAAAAAGTTTCACGAAAGATTTGATAAAGATAATCGTCCAAGTTTTACGCAACTTAACATCACAAACAATAATTTAGGTTCTGAATTGCAAGATGCTGTGATTGATAAGGTTTTTAAAATGATCGAACATTATCGTCATTTGAATCCGACATTGCCCGCACCATCTGGACTAGAAGAGCTAAGGATTAAAAAGTACAATCCTGACGGCGATCAATTTAATTGGCATGTTGACGTTACTAACCATTCTACAGCAATTAGATCGGTTGCTTTACAAATTTATTTAAATACAGTCGAAAAAGGTGGGGAAACAGTATTTAAAGTACAAGGCAAACAAAAAGTAATTAAACCGATAGCAGGAAATGCATTTTGTTTTCCTCCTATGTGGATGTTTCCTCATTGTGGGAAACCGACAGAATCACAACCAAAATATATTTTGACAACGTATATGCATTACTTGAAAGATTGATATATAATTATATGATAATGAAAAATAATGGAGTAAGTTATGATCTTGGTAGATCTTAATCAGGTGATGATTTCAAATCTGATGGCACAGATAGGCAATCACACTGATGCGAAACTAGATGAAAGTATGCTACGGCATATGATCTTAAACACATTGCGATACAATCGACAGAAGTTTCATGGCGAATTTGGTGAACTTGTCATTTGTGCTGATGATAGGAACTATTGGCGTAGGCGAATGTTCCCATATTATAAAGCGGCACGAAAGAAAAGTCGTGAAGATTCAGAAATGGATTGGTCGTCAATATTCAACTCTCTTAACAAGATTCGTGAAGAGTTAAAAGAGTTCTTTCCGTACAAAGTTATTCAAATCGAAACTGCTGAAGCAGATGATATTATCGGTGCGATTGTTCACCTTGAAGGTCGTGAGTTAAATTTCGGTGAACCTATCTTGATCCTATCAGGCGATAAGGATTATGTTCAATTACACAAATACGCAAACGTAAAGCAATACGATCCAACACGTAAGCGATGGATTCGTCATGCTGATCCCGATGAATTCTTATACGAACATATCCTTAAGGGTGATGCATCTGATGGCGTGCCTAATGTGCTTTCTGCTGATAATTGTTTTGTGGTCAATACAAGACAAAAACCTGTCACAAAGAAACGCATTGCTGAATGGCGAACACCTGAAAATCGCAATGAAGAGGTGCAACGTAACTTCAAACGTAATGAAATGCTTATTGATTTGTCAATGATTCCCGAAGATATTAAAAATGAAGCAATTGATAAATACAATAGCGATGATGTAAACGATAGAAGTCAATTACTTAATTACTTCATCAAAAACAGATTAAGACATTTAATGGAAAATATACAGGAATTTTAAAATGAGTACGACATTAGGTTTAGGCGAAATTGTAAACGAAGCAATCAAAATTCAAAAGAAAGTTGATAAGGTCGCATATCTACAGCAACACAATTCGAAAGAGTTGAGAAATATATTAAAACTTATGTACGATAGGGGTTTGGAGTTTAATATCCCTAATACTGCACCGCCTTACACTCCAACAGAGCATCCGGATACGTATGGTGCATTGTATCGTGAAGCGAGAAAGCTAAAGTATTTTGTGAAAGGATTTGGTGGGGAAAACTTAAACCAGGCAAAACGTGAAAATATGTTTATTGAAATGCTTGAATCTGTGCATCCAACTGATGCTGATTTGTTGATCAATATGATCGCACAAAAACCATTAAAGGGTTTGCCGCCGTCTGTCATTAACGCATTGTCGCCGGGACTGGTTCCTGAAAAAGAATCAACCAAAAGCAAAAAAGATCAAGAAATAGAAACAACGGAAGAGTAATACTTATGGCAAAGAATAAAGGATTTCGTGATTGGTACGAGGAATCAGAACCTTCTGAGAAATTTAAGAAAACTGATTCTAAGCGATACGACAAAAAGCGAAGCGATATTCAAAAAGCACGGAAGCAAAAGGCTAAACAAAAAGATTCATATTTCGGGTAAAAACCGGTTGCATTTTTCTCTCAGTGTGTTATAATGTACACTGAATTGAGAAAATAAGGAAAAATATGAAAAACAAAGTTATTCTAGTAGATTGTGATGGTGTTTTACTCGACTGGGAGTATTCATTCGACCAGTGGATGAAAAGGCATGGTTACGAAATAGCCGTTGATGGTCCTTATCAAATGAAAGAGAAGTATGGCATGCCTGAAAAAGACATAAAACGTCTGATTCGCATGTTTAACGAAAGTGCGACAATTCGTAAACTTCCGCCTTTGAGAGACGCTATCAAATACGTTAAAAAATTGCATGAAGAGCATGGTTACATCTTCCATTGTGTTACAAGTTTGAGCAACGATCAATACGCTCAACACTTAAGAACAAAGAACTTGATTGAAATGTTTGGTCCTTCTGTGTTCGAAAAATACACATACTTAGATACAGGTGCTGACAAAGACGAAGCACTTTCTGAGTATAAAGACACTCAATGCTATTGGGTTGAAGATAAGATCAAAAATGCCGAGGTCGGTTACGACTTAGGTTTAAAGTCGATCCTTGTTGAGCATACACACAACAAAGATTATTCTAACAGTAACATCCCAGTATTGAAAAACTGGAAAGAAATCTACAATAGTATTGTATAAATAATGTTGATGGATTATGAAGGCGATCCATAAAGGTCGCCTTTTTTATAGGAGCAAATAATGCCAATTTATGATTTTAAAAATGTTGAAACGGGTGAAATTGATGAGAATCGAATTATGTCGATTTCTCAACGAGAGCAATATTTGAAAGACAACCCACACATGACGCCACATATCAGCAAAGCGCCACCAATAGGTGACCCCATTAAATTAGGTGTGACTAAGACGCCTGATAGTTTTAATGATCTTTTGAAAACAATAAAGAAGGGTAATTCTAAAGGAACTGAGAAGTCGTCAATTAACACTAGATAAGGATACTAATGCCTGCAACCAACCAATCGTCAAGACTAACAAAAAAACAAAAACGAGTATTGAAGCAACAGGGAGTATTAGATAAGGATAACAGTGTAGCATTTGGACCAGGGTTTAACATTGATCAAGATATTAAACCTATGACAATGAATCAGAAGATTGCTTTTGAATCATGGAGAGAAGGTAACAACCTAATGTTACATGGCATCGCAGGTACGGGAAAGACGTTCCTTGCATTGTATTTTAGTATCATGGAATTGCTAGAAAAGAATGCGCACTATAAGAAGATCTACATTGTTAGATCTGTTGTTCCGTCAAGAGATATGGGATTCTTGCCAGGTAGTGCGAAAGATAAGACAAAGGTTTACGAAGGACCTTATTACGATATTTGTAACAAACTATTCGGTAGAGGTGACGCTTACGAAATCCTCAAACAGCGAGGCAACGTAGAATTTATATCAACATCATTTCTACGTGGGTCAACATTCGATGATTGTATCATTGTAGTTGACGAGATGCAGAATATGAATGATCAAGAACTACATACTGTTATGACAAGGGTAGGCGAGAATTGTAGAATCATATTTGCAGGTGACGTAAAACAGGATGATTTGACTTCTGTTCGATTTAAAGAAGAATCAGGACTCACGACATTCATGAGTATTATCGGCAATATGAAAGAGTTTAAGTTTATAGAGTTTTTAAAGGAAGATATTGTACGAAGCGATCTTGTCAAATCGTACATTATAGAACGAGATAGAATGGGGTTATAATGCCGCAAGTAGTTAGAGCAAATGCTGATTCGCACATAGGACACGCAAGTCCTACTCCTAACCCGTTTCACAAAACAAATTACACAAATGCTGCGCAAGGCAAAGTGTATGCTGAGAGTAATCTTGTTGTTGTAGCAGGCGGAAGCACAGGTTGTGGCGATCCCGTATCTGGAAAGTCGGGTAAAGTATTTGCTGAAGGCAAAGGAGTTCATAGAAAAGGTGACGCTACTAGCGGTCATGGATCCTGGGGCGGAAATGCAGCAGCGACAGGTTCAAGTAAAGTGTGGGCAAATTAAATGTCTAAACCAGATTACGCATCATTATTAGCACAAATAGCAGTAGAAACAGATCCTACCGCTAAGGCGGCATTAGAGGCTCAATGTTATCAGTTCCCGGAACCATTAACTCCTGCTGAAGAAGATTTATTTGCTTTTGTTAATTCAGATTACATACAAGACAACCCCGGAACAACAACATCCTATATTGGAGTATATTACGGAGATTCAGGAATAATACAATGACGATAGTTAGTAGAACAACAAAGGGTTCAGCATTAACATATGCAGAAATGGATGAGAATATCCGAGATTTGCATGAAGATACCGATGCTGATCGTGTGGGAAGCAATACTGCCGGAGATGACTACATTAGTAGTCGTGCATACCTCGACAGATGGTATGAAAAAGATATAACTGTATCAGGTGACAGTAACTGGTTCTATCCAGTCGGAATAGTATATGAAGGTAACACCGGAAGTTCAGGAAAAACTCACCCATGGCATAACTCGCTAACAAATCTTAGAATCTATCGCAACTACAACGCTCCTGGTCCTGCTCAAAATGAACCTTCTAGTTGGTCAGGAAGCGCCACACATCAAGGCGGGTTAGTAGTGCATTTGAATTTTTGGGAAAGTACATGGTCTGATATGAGTGATAGACAAGTGTGGCAATATAGAAGAACTTATCACACTTCTTTTGCTGGAACATGGGGGCTCCAAGCAGCAACTGAACCCAATTCAGCAAACGCTGGTGTTTTTCTTCGAGGAGGATTTAAATTTAGAATAGCGTGCGCTCATCCGTTTGATGTTCGCCAAATAACTCCAAATTCATTGGCATACCCAACTACATATCATTCTCATAATAACACCACATACACATTTTATCATCCTGATAAGATAGCCTATGCTAGCAGAAATACTAAGTGGGATAATAATGTATATGGAGGAGTATAGGAATGATACCTGAAGATGAAGGAATAATTTTAGACGATGCTGTGTTGCGAACCGGAACTTATTTAGAGTCCTGTGAAACACCTGAAGGCGCAATTTTCGGAGCATGGTCAGAAGAACTCAAGGTTGTGTTTAATGCAACAGATGAACAAATTGCAACTGCTATTGCTCAGCAAGAACAAGAGCAAACTAACATAACCGCAAGACAATATTTAAATGACACAGATTGGTATGTAACACGCTTTCAAGAAACAGGTGTTGCGATTCCAAACGATATTACTGTAAAAAGACAAGAAGCTAGAGAAAGCATAGTTTAATAAATTATTTTTCAAAAACGGTTGACAAAAGGTTTCATTTAACGTATAATACACGTATTGAATAAGGAAACTTGATATACTATGTTTGATCATGTAAAGACAGATCACTACCTCCCAGAGTTAGATTGTGAAACATTATCTTCTGGAAGGACTTATGTGACCCCCGAAGGAAATAAATATCCTTCTATCACAACCGTCTTAGGCGAATTGTCTAAAGGCGGAATCGAAGCGTGGAAAAAGCGTGTTGGCGAAGAAACTGCTAACAAGATATCTGCGCAAGCATCTACTCGTGGAACTGCTGTTCACGAACTCGCCGAGAACTATCTCAACAACGTAAAGGATTGGTCAAAAGGTTTCATGCCTGCCAACATCTTTACTTTCAACACAATCAAACCAGTATTAGAATCCCGGGTGAATAACATCTGGGCACAAGAAGTTCCTTTGTACAGCGATAAATTCCAGATCGCTGGTCGTGTAGATTGTATCGCTGAACTTGATGGCGAACTCACAATCATCGACTTCAAAACAAGTCGCAAACCTAAAAAGATAGAATGGATCGAAAGTTACTTTATGCAAGGTGCATTCTATGCTGCTGCTTTCTTTGAGCAAACAGGCATTGCGATTAAACAAACAGCGATAATCATTGCTGTTGATGACAACGAACCGCAAGTGTTTGTTGAACCTGTATTCAAGCATCTTAAGAAGTTAGGAGATGTTCGAGAATTGTATAGAAAGAATCACTCAATTTAGGATTATATTATGAAACACTTTTTAATGGAACCAGAATACAAAAAATCAGTTGCTGAGTATGATGTGTTCGAAAAAACAATTGACGGTCATACTTATCGTGTAGTTCACGAAGAAGTTTTCCGATCAGGATCATGGATTATCAATGTCCCTGAAACAGAGCAAGAGATTGACCAATGGTTAAAGAATCGTGGCGAAGAGCGTGAAGATTATGAAAGCGTTGATGACATGCCATTATTGCCTGCGACTGATGAGGACTTTCATGAACTCATTGACTATGACCACGAATTTATCGAGATGTGGGATGGTTGTTCAGGCGATTGGTATCTGCAAGATCCTAAGGGTGAAGTCGATGAAGATCGAACTGAAGAAATCATTGACATGGTCACTGACTTGTGGGATGAGGGTTATCATGAAAACCTTGAAAACAATGGTTGGGAAAGCGTTGATTGTTTCCAGCAAGTTCATTGTGAAGTTAAACTAACCGAATGTGATGATACCGGATATGTTGCTGACGAAGATGGCGTCTAATCCGCCCGTATGGTATATCAAATGGGTCGCAACTATATGTGTGATGGCTGCGGTCATCTTCAGGAGTATGGGACCCGAATGGTATGCTTATGATATGTTCTTTGGAACGGCAGGAACAATCATGTGGGCGTGGGTTGCAATCGTTTGGAAAGATACAGCATTAATATTGTTGAATGTTGTAATGACTATTTTATTAATTAGTGGAATAATACAGAATATTTTATAAGGATAAATTATGTGGGTTGCTAAACCTAATTTGAATAACAATCGTGAAAACCAAGAATTTGCTGATCAAGTATCAGCAGTAAAGTATCTCGAAGAAGTCACCGGATTCGAGATGGGAAAAGAGAAAGACCCTGTAACCGGTGTTGTCAGTTATGACTGGGAACTTATAGGAAAGTTGTACCAGAAGTAACATTTTTTGTAATTTATGGAGATTTTAGTATGAATTTGAATGTAAACCCTGAATCAAAACAAGCCCGAGTTCTAGAAGCACTTAACGGAGCAGAAAAAGGCTTGACTGGTAAGCAAATCGAATCACGCTACAGCGTAGGTAACGCTCGTGCGATGGTTAGTTCTTTAAGAATGAAAGGTTTTCCAGTATATGCGAATGAGCATACAGACACTAAAGGTCGCACCAAGACTTTTTATCGTCTCAGCACTCCAAGTCGTAAAGTGATAGCCGCCGGTTATCGTGCGCTAGCAAGCGCATAATGTTGAAAGGGGGCGCAATGCCCCCTCTCTTTTTACCTGAACGAAACTAAGCAGTAAACGCTACACCACGATAAGTGTGAGCAGTTTTTGCTTTTGATTGTTTAGGAAGTTTTGTGTAAACAGCACCCCGATAGGTCTTTTCTGACCCGCTGTTCACTTTTGAGGTTTTTACTTGTTGGCTTGCGCCTCTGTACATTAGCGTATTGTTCATA